CCATCATCATCATCATCAATAATTACAATGCTGTCATTTGCTACAGCAACTGTCGCTGCCGTCAGTTCGTCAAGGTCTAGCGTTACCGTAAGATCACCGCTATCTCCACCACCTGACAACCCGTCTCCTGCGGTGACTGCGGTTATATCTCCACCTTTAGATGCTCCGGGTAAAAATATGCCCGCCATCTTAATTCATACCAGGAACTTTGTTGAAGAACTGGAAGTCTATGGTCGCAGCGTTTGATGCGTTCTCTCTTATAACCTGAAAGGTCGTAACCTCATCTCTCGATCTTAGTGCGATAGTGTCACCTGCTGCCCACTGGGTTCCCTTCGTTGTGGTTGGTGCTGTTCCATCGCGTGTTTCTACAACGCTGTTTGTCCTGACGTAGCCTTCTGCATAGTTTGCGGTAGACGGTACTGTCAGTGATGTTGCCGAGTCTGTCACGGCATGTGTGACAAGTGCATTTGGTATTGGAGAAAAGTTATTTTTTGGCATTATTGTTTCTCCCGTTATTGATATTCGCATTACTTTCCGCAAGAAGCCTTATAGCATCAGCTAACTGGTTCTCACGCTCTAGGTCTTTCACTCTTTCCTTTTCTTTTCTCTCACCGTCGATGGTTGCCCATTCTCTACGGTGTCTCTTTTCCATGTGGACTCTTAGGTCATGGAGTGCGTGTATGGTTGCTTTTCTGCACACAGGAAGTCCCATCTGATCGTAAAGTTTTCTGTTAGGGTCATCCTTGTGAAGAAGGCATTTAATTTTTCCTATTGCTGGTTCAATACCCTCGGGCTTCCTTGTACTGAAGGCATATGTCCCATCTTCAAATCTTTTCTGGAGCTGCTGTTCAAGCATGTTTCTGTTGACAGTGCTTCTGCCGCCGGTCCGCACGTTATAGACATAGACCCAGCCAGCACTGCTCAATTCACTTGCAGTCATGGTCATGCCATTGCTGTTTCCAACAACAGATCCAGGTTTTATATTTCCTGGCTCTTCGGCTACTTCTGCGTCTCTTAACATCTCTTGTACGGATTCGTTGTTCTGTGCCATCAGGTTCGCTCCTTCTTATAGTTGGGGCCAAATATGCTCTGACCCTTCTTCCACTTGTTTCTTTCTTCCACGTTATCCCAGAAAATCTTTTTCCAGTCTCTGGGTTTAACCTCGGTTTTAGGGGGCGGCGTGAGGTTCATATCCTGTGCCATCCGTATGGCCTCATCGACCGTATACATAGCTTCTCCGCCACCTTTACCATCGGGAACTCCGCATATAAGCTGGAACTCCTCGCCAAACAGACGGGCATCACCGATATCTCTTTCGAGTTTTACTCTTCGGTCATTTCTTATAACCGTGATCGTCTGGTATCTTCTGACGCTTTTAGAATCACGAGCCGGTCGGTTCATCTCAGAGACATACCAACACGGCTCATGACCCCATAAATCTGTTGTGGCTAGTTCAACAAGTGCGGCCATTCAAAGTCCTATGCAGTCCAGTCTCGGAATCCTCTGGCGTAAACGTAGTCAACTTCAAATTCTTTTGCAGCAGCTTCTCTGTTTTCTATCATCAGTACAGCATAGAACAGGTCCGAAGCAGTGATTGCCCCAGTGATAGACTCAAACTGGGTCAACTCTGTGTCAGCAGCCAGTAAATAATCGATTCGCCCGTTTGGACTAATCTCTACTCTAGCTACCACAAATTTGTCAGCGGTCACTGTTTGGCCCGACGAAGTTGTCGTCGTGGCTGTTATAGTGGTGCCTTTTTGGTTTTTGCCTGTAACAGCACCTCCGTCACCTGACGCAGCTCTAAAGAAATCTGTAGTGCCGTCCATGTCATACTGCACTCCCGCAACTCCACCTGATCCGGCGATACTCATAGTCGCAGTAGCATACTCAGCAGCCATAACGGGTGTAGCGACAACCATTGTCTCCATAAACCCGGCAAAAAGAGCCACGTTCAAGTCGTCAGCTACTTTAAACCTTGCTTCTATCACGCAGCCACCGTTTGAGGGTTTAAATGGCCCTGCAACAATAGCGGCATTGTCATTGTCACCGGTGTCAGTTAGAAACTGGATTACTCCACCTTCCTCGTCCTTGACATCGTTTATTGTTCCCTCGTTGACAGAGTACAGACCCCATCCGCCGGTTAGATCAACGGATGCCACAGCCCATACCGGTAATGTTCCCTGTGTCCCTGTGAAGTCGTTAAAGGCTCTAATTTCTCCGAAATTTCCTCGTGGCATTTTGTCCTCCTCAAATAAAAAGATTAATTGCCATATTTTTTATATTTAGCTAGTTGGTGCGGTAGCGTCTGCTGTTACTTCACACATCCAGTTACCACTGCTGCGCTCAGCATATGCGTATTCATCGTAATGATAGAGAGCTGTGGCTCCACCGCCTAGTTCAGGCAGTCTTTTGGTCTCAATATATGGAGACCTGCCCTCGACTAATACCAGTGCCATTTGCGAGAAGACCCCGCCTTTAACGTCGTCTGCACTGTCAATAGTTAAGTTTCCGTCTTCATACAGTCTTGCACCGGCGATTGTTCCCCTGTACCGATTTTGGTAAGCGTCAACCGCTACACCTGAAGTTAGCAGTGCGCCTTCTCCAGTGGTTGCCCCAATACCGGCATTGATCAATTCGTCGTCAATGTCCTTCAGGCAAAAGCCATGATGGACAGCGTTGATCGGAGCATTTGCAGGAGCTGGCTCAGTTGTGTTTGAGGTAATCCTGTATGCTGCCGCAGCAATTTCACCAGAGTCCAGACCGTTACCAGCAGCACCAAGTTCAACACTTGCACCGTCGATAGCCGTCAGTCCGTCCTGGTCTTTCTTTCTCTCAATAGCGTTCTGTGCAAGTGACCCTGTCTGGGCATATGCGTTAGCGCTAATTCTCAGGGCAACCCTGTCGGTGATGACGGTATGAACTCCGATAACCGTAGGGGTTACCGAGAACAACGTGTCTTCCATCTGCTGGGGGTTGTCGAGTTCTGTACTTTCAGTAACAGCCTGAGCTGCAAGTTTCGACATCGAAACTTCATTCCAAGTTGTTCCTGTATTTTCGTCGAGTCTTTGCCTATCGACGAGGTTAGGCATAACACCAGCGAACTCTCTCACAATTCTTGCAGAAGCAATCATCGTGGGAATAGAGTCGGCTAATGAATCAGTTATCGTATTTCCTGCTGCCATGTCTTAATCTCCCAATTAAAAGCGGATACCGAGTTTTGACATCTGTTCCGCTGCTTGTGCTATTTCATCTCTAGACATCGACGCCCCCGTATCGCCAAGGCGCGTAAGAAGAGAGTTGCCGTTCATCGCCGAAGGAATTCCCACTCCCGAATCGAGATCGTTAATTCCAAGTGCTTCGTTTTCCCGGGTTCTCTTTTCTTCATTCGCTGTCTGGGCGCTTGTAAGGTCCGACTCACGCTTGTCCCTTTCAAGGCGGCGAGCCGTCTTCAGGAAGTCTGCGTAGGCGTCATACAATCCTGCGACATCGGATGCCTGATAGGCTGGGGTCCATTTTTCCCTGAAGGTGCGGAGTTCATCCGACTGTTCAAGGTCTAGGCCCAGTTCTTCAGTAATTTCCTGTATCTCACGGATCATGTCGGCTGAAGCGCTTGTAAAAGACCGGTTGGTAGTACGGTTTGCAGTATCGGCCTGTACCTTCTCCAGTTCCTCTGCAAACACCTGTTCGTCCTGAGTTGCCGTGTGGCGAATCAGGGCCTGTAGTGTTCCTGCGAGAGATACCTGTGAGTCGGCTATTTCGTCGAGCGTGGACTTCTCTTCGACGGCGCGTTTATAGCGTCCGTTGAGTGAGTTGTAGTCCTGCTGCGACTTGCTAAGTGCCGTCTGCTGGTCTTCAAACTGCTTCTCCATTTCGGCCATTCTGGCCTGAAGTGAATCTATGGTGGGAGGTTGACCAGGGTTCTGGGCCGGTTGCGCTGTTGCGGGCGCGGCCTCCGTCTCTGGTACAAGGCTGCCAGTTCCATTCACTGCTTCTTCTGGCGGGTTATCAAAACCTGCCGTCTGATT